GGGGCAGGCGATGAGAAGCTCGGCCGCAGTGTCAATCCCATCCTGAAGGGGAAGGCTGCAGCCGCCCTGGGCAAGAAGGTGCGTGTGGCCTTCGTGCAGGCCATTCCCGGCCTTGGGGCCCTTCTGGAGTCTGTCAAGGCCCGCTCCAAGAACGACACCCTCAAGGCCCTTGATGGCCGGATCCTTCATCTCCAGGGCAAGCAACATGCCGCCCTGAACTACCTATTGCAGTCCGCAGGCGCCATCGTCTGCAAGAACTGGGTGGTGGAGAGCTACAAGCGGATCGATTGCGATCTCAACCTTGACATCAGCTATCGACCCCTAGGCTTCATCCACGATGAGATCCAGGTGGCCGTAGTGCCTGACTGTGTGGAGCTCGTGGAGAAGCACCTCACTGAGTCGATCGTTACGGTCGGCGAATCCTTCAACCTCAACGTGCCGCTGGCCTCCGAGGCTAAGCACGGTTTATCTTGGGCAGATTGCCACTAATGACACAAAGACCCGACATCCTTCTCATTGACGCGGACACCCCCGCCTACATTGCCTGCCAATCATCGGAGATCGAGGTTGAGCATGGTGACTGGCACATGGTAGCCTCAAACTTTTCTCAGGCTGTTAGTCGCTTTCAGGATACCATCGAGCTGTGGCAGAAGCACTTCCAGTGCGAGACCATCGAGCTGTTCTTCACCGGTCGGACCAACTTCCGCAAAACAGTCGATCCCGAATACAAGGGCAACCGCCTCAAGCGCAAGCCCTTGGGTTTCCATCGCCTGGTCAAGTTTGCCCTAGAGACGTATCCTTCCCACCTGGAGGAAGGCCTCGAAGCTGATGATCTGCTTGGTATGCGCTGCCATCAGACCGACATCGACGTTGTCCTCATCTCCGCCGACAAGGACCTTCGACAGATCCAGTGCCGCCAATGGAATGGCGCCGAAGAGGTCACACCCACCCTGGAGGAGTGCGACTACTTCTTCTTCCAGCAGATCCTCACCGGTGATGCTGTGGACGGCTACAAGGGCTGCCCTGGCATCGGAGCAGTCAAAGCCAAGGCCCTCCTCGACAAGACCCCCCGGGAGATCTGGTGGGAGGCCATTGTCAACACCTTCGTCAAGGCTGGACTCACGGAAGCAGACGCTTTACAGAATGCCCGCCTTGCACGCATCCTCCGTCCGGGGGAGTATGATTGGAAAGCACGCAGCCCCATCTTATGGACCCCCTCCTGATCTCAACGTGGGGTACTGTTGCCCTACTCATCATTATCTTCCGCGATCCTAATGTCCCCGATTACATTGGTCTCCGATTTTCCCAAGCAGTTACCTCTTTTCGAGGTGCCGTGCTTGGCGGAAGGCTGCGCCTCTCCCTCGCACTCACTCGACGCTCGCTTCGAAACGACTGGATCGGACGGCGACTTCGAGATCGAGAGCTGTGCTCCATCCAACGCAACCCCGCCTACCGTGAGTTCTTCAACAACGACCACCCCAAAAAATGACGTAGCGGCCATCCTGGCCGAGCGAGGAAATCGCTACGGGGACTTCATGGGCCATGCCAGGGTGACCCAGCGGTTAAAGGCTGTGCTGGAAGACGAGCTTGCTCAAAGGGGGAAGTTTCTCACCCCAGACAAGCAGGAGTCCCTTGAGATGATCTTCCACAAGATCGGCCGTATCGTCAATGGCGATCCAGACTATGCTGACTCGTGGCACGATATTGCTGGATATGCTACGCTGATTGATGATCGCCTTGTAAAGGAGCAAACTGAATGAGCCTCACCTCAACATCCCAGAGGTGACCTCGATGGTCTACTCTGGGGAAGTCCAACCCATCCACAACGAACACCAATGATCGAATCCCCCCCGCGTCAACACATTTCCAAAAGGGTACTGGACCTGTGCAGTAGCCATGATGCTTCCTCCGCATACAGAGCCAAGAGGCTGTACGTTGGAAGCTCAGAGTACGAGGATATAAGGCGATGCTGCTGCAATTTGCTTACCGTGCCACTCCTTGAAAACTACGAACAAGGCACCGTGGAGTTCTTGGGCAAATCTATCTTTGTCCTGAGGGATATTGACTCTCACCTCGCTATCGCCTGACATGCCTCTCCGCACTGGCAACACCCCCGACATGACCCACACTCACGAGGCCCTCACCTGGAGGAGCGCCTTTGGAGTAGCCACCCCTGCTCCTGAGACCGCCGGCTTCCAGCTGGGACTGATCGACGAGGAGTTCACCGAGTTTCGCGATGCCAACGATGGGACCGACGAAGCCCACACCCTCAAGGAACTGGCTGACCTCGTTTTCGTCTGCTACCAGTTCGCTGCGTCTAAGGGCTGGAACCTCGACCTTGCCCTCACCCGGGTGTTCGAGAGTAACATGAGCAAACTAGACCTCGATGGGTTGCCCATTCGACGGAAGGATGGTAAGATTCTAAAGGGTCCAAGATACTTCGAGCCCCAGCTGTTTGATCTGATCCCATGAGCCAACCTACCTGCGAAACCTGCCGCTTCAGTTACGGGTCTCCCGTTAGTCAGTGCCGTAGGTTTCCAGCCTCGCGACTCACCACAGACAGCAGCTTCCGCTGGCCCAGCGTCCACAAAGACGAGTGGTGTGGTGAGTACAAACCCCAATCCCTCGTTACCGAAAACAACACATGACCCCGTCCGTCTCCAAGCTCATCTCCCGCACAGGCCGTGTGCAGTCCTGGGTTGACAACCCGGAAAGCCGGCTGCCCGTGTCGTGCACGGTGTTCGTCGTGGAGGACACCATGGAGGGTCCCGATGGCATCGAGGCCTCCTGGCGGTTTGCCTCCTACGCCCTCCGCAACGGGGCTGGATGCTCCATCCACCTCAGTAGACTCCGCCCCAAGGGGGAAGACAACGGCCGCGGCCTGACCGCCAGTGGACCAGTCTCCTTTGCCAAGATCTACAGCATCCTCAACGAGACTCTTCGCCGCGGGGGCACCTTCAAGAATGGAGCCATCACGCTTCACCTGGACTACGACCATCCCGATGCCCTTGAGTTCATCACGGCCGATCGTCGTGAGCTGCCATGGTGCAAGCGATGCCTCGATGTAGATCAGAACTTCATGAGGCGCTGCGGATCCGAGTTCATTGAGGCCGTCCTGAAGGCTGTTGCCTCTGGTGACCTCTGGCTGAACAAGATCCGCTATCATGATGGCCAACGAATCTGGGGCAACGTCTGCCTCGAGGTCTACCTTCCCCATCGGGGGACCTGTCTGCTACAGCACGTCAACCTCGGCCAGTGCACCATCGACACCCTGGAGGAGGCCTTCCTCGAAGGCATCAACTCCCTGGTGAAGCTCCATCCCAAGACAGGAGTTGGCGAAGCCGGGGTCTACCTCAGCCCCAACGAGGACAAGCAGGTTGGCCTGGGTATCCTGGGTCTAGCCAACTTCCTGGCCCAAGAGAAGGTCACCTACGCCCAGCTGGCCATTGCGTCCAGGTGTTGGTCCACTGGTGAGCCGCTTCCTGATGAATGTGCCAAGGCATCCAAGATCGTGGAACGGCTCAGTGATGCCATCTGGAAGGCATCCGATGTTGCTCGACAGGCTGGCTTCCAGCGAGCCTTTGCCATCGCCCCCACTGCCTCCTGCTCGTACCGCAGCACCGACCTTCGTGGTTATACTTGCGCCCCGGAGCTGGCGCCACCCATCAGCCGGAGCATCGATCGGGACTCGGGCACCTTTGGGGTTCAGACCTTCGAGTATCCCCCCGATGTTGAAACGGCTGCAGAAGTGGGCTGGAAGAATTACACTGAAGTGGCTGACTTGATCGTCACCCTCTTCAAGAGCACCGAGCTGTTCCATGGCTACAGCTTCAACAGCTGGAGCGATCAAGTCACCTACAATCGATCTTTCCTGATCAACTGGTTGTTTGGTCCGCAGACCAGTCTGTACTACGCTCTTCAAGTGGCCCCCGATACTCAGGCCAAAGACGACGCCCTCGGCATCCTTGGTGACGCCGCCAGTTGGTTCAAGTTCGATCCGATCAAAGAGGACGATGAAGAGGTCGTAGCCGGCTTCTGCAGTGGTGCTGATGGAGGATGCAGCGAGTGATGGATCCCCGTTTTCGGGTGGCCCTGATCGCCGCCACGCCCAATCCTCAGCAGTGCGTCTATGCCGCGATGCACCAGGACTACAGCGAGGGCTTCGTGGTGGCCGATCGGGCCGACTGGCCGGACGAAAGCCAGGCCGGCGTCATCTGCGTCAAACGGCTGCTGGCGGGCGAGCGAGGCCACTACGGCCCCCTGGAGCACGCCCAGATCGTGCTCAACGTCGGCTGGTTTCCCCACTCCGTGATGCAGCAGGCCCGCACCCATCGCATGGGCGTCAGCTTTGACGTGCAGTCGATGCGCTACACGGGAGAACGCATCTGCAGAGCGGCAAGGGGCGAATTGGGACTGGAAGAAGTGTTCTACCTGCGGCCCGTAGGTGACTACAGCGACCGCCAGGGCAAGAAGTATCACTATTCGCTCGACCAGCGGGCGATCGATCTCGATCTCTGCCGCGCCGCCGCTGAGCGCTACCGCGACCTGTTGGAAGCCGGCTACGCCGAGGAGCACGCTCGCGGCATCCTGCCGTTCGACTATCGCCAGCACTTTGTGGTGAGCTTCAGCCTGCGGGCCTTCCTTCACTTTCTCGATCTGCGAGCCAAACTGGACGCCCAGGAGGAGATCCGCGTCCTCTGCGATCTGATGTGGCCCCATCTTCAGGCCTGGGCACCAGAGATTGCCGGGTGGTACGAGAAAAGCCGCTTGCACAAAGCCCGCTTAGCCCCCTAAATTTCTTCCAATTCCATGAGTACATCAAGTCCATACACCGTTCTCCTAACACGAAAACGCACCTGGAGTCCCACCCAGGTGTCCGCTGGAACCGTCAAGGATGGCACATCTGAAACCCTCCATCGCTGCCTGGCTCTTCGGCATCTCGAGCTCCCTGTGCGGGATCTTCTACAGGCGGGGCTGGCGCGTGACCTTCCATCCACTGACGGTGTGGTGGCAGCCCTCCAGTCCAACATGGCCGACGAGGAGCGCCACGATCAGGCCCTGCAGTTTGTGGTCGACGCCCACGGCACCAACGCCAAGGATGAAGCCACCGGGCGGGGCATCCGTGACGCCTGGGTCAGACATCCCGATCACCCCATCCTGAAGGCCGCCATCCTTGAACGATCCGTTTTCTTCGTCCTCCTGCCTTTCCTCAGGTTTGCCGGGGACGTTGGGATCCGAACCGTCGCTGCCGACATCAGCCGCGATGAACAAGTCCACGTCGCGGTCCACCACATGGTGGCGTCAGAGTTGGGCCTCAAGCCCTCATCAAGCCTCAATTCTCTACGGCGGGCAACCGTCGACTGGGTATTCACCCACTTGATTGGTGCAGGCCAGTTGGGATCAGATTTCTGGCTTGCCGCCTCCGACAACCTCTACGAACGCGGCAAGGCCCCCGAGCTGGGCTCAACTCGATCGGCACGTATGCCAGCCTTCTTCGAAGCATCCAACGTCGATCTTCCATCCTATGGTTGACCCCCTGCGCGTCCTTGTTGAGCAGCTCATCGAGGCCTTTCCTGACTCCTATCCTTCGGTCACGCTGAAGAAGAAGGAGTTTGCATTCCGTGCTGGTCAAGTTGACATCTGCCGACGCCTCAAGGAGGCCAAGGACAATTTCAATCTTGACCGAGATCTGACCTGAGATTCCATCATGTGTGCACCTCGTCGGAGAAAGCAACCATCTCCTCCACCTCCACCACCTCCTCCCCCGGCTCCATGGGCACAATGGCCGCCACATTACGGCAATGCCAGCCAAAGTACCATGCCACTTCTTCACAGCGGACTGGGTACGATTGAATCGGTGCAGCCTTCCGATAAGTCTGCCGAAACTCCCGCCCTGGGTGATCCTTTGGGTCCGGAAAGTCAGCGGGTGAAAAAGCAGAAAGCCCGCCTCGCCATCGCCGCCTAGATCATGTGCCTATTTCGTGGCTCTTCACGCTCGTCGGCTCCTCCCCCTGCGTCGGCTCCTCCTCCAAAACCTCCTACCCCTCCTCCTCCTCCCGCTCCCGCCCCGGCACCCCCGGGGCTTCCTGCATGGGTGGCTGCCTCACCAACCGGTGCTGGCATCATCCGCAAGACCGAAGACCAGCGCACCGCACCAAAGCAGGCCGCCCGTGGTCCTTCACGCCTTCTTATTCCTCTCGCCGGAAGTAAGTCGTGAAGAGTCGCACCGCTGCAGCCCGCTACGAGTTTCTGACATCCGATCGCACTGAGCCTCTGGCGGCTGCCCGCCAAGCCACCGCTCTCTCCCTTCCCTATCTGCTGCCGCCTTCAGGTCACAGCTCTGGAAACTCCCTGCCCACTACCTGGCAGTCGATGGGAGCCAGGGGGTGCAATGTCATTACCGCCAAAATCATGATGGCGCTGTTCCCTGTGAACACGTCATTCTTCAAGCTACAGGTTTCCGATGGGGAGTTTGTAGCCAACCCCCAGCTCAATTCCAAGATCCGTTCGGAAGTCGATGCCAGTCTGGCAAAGATGGAGCGGATTGTCAACCAGAGCATCACCGGTGGATTGGATCGGGTGACCCTGACCCAGGGAATCCGCCACGGTGTGGCCACAGGAAATGGCCTCCTGTTTGACAGCAAGGATGGCCTCAAGTTCTACCCACTCGATCGTTACGTTTGCGTGAGAGATGGCGTGGGCGCACCCAGGGAGATCGTCACCGTCGAAGGTGTAGATCGTGATACCCTGCCCGCCAGCTTCCGAATCAACGAGAAGAAAGTCAATGGAGTCCAGAATGACTCCGCTGGCCCCTCAGCGGTTGCTGATGTCTCCCTCGAGGAGAACGAGGTTCTAGTCTACACCTGGGCCAGGGTCCGAGATAATCAATGGGTGTGGTATCAGGAGATCGATGGAGTCAAGCTCCAGGGATCGGATGGACAATGTCCAACTGATGCCCCGGCTTGGATCCCGATTCGCTTCAACATCGTCGACGGTGAGAATTACGGCCGTGGGCGAATTGAGGAGTTCATTGGTGATCTCAAGAGCCTCGAAGGTCTCACCAAAGCCTTGGTGGAGGGATCGGCAGAAGCCGTCAAGATCCGCTATCTCCTGAACCCTGGAGCCATCACCAAGCCGGCGGAGTTTGCCCAAGCTGAGAATGGTGACATCCTGGTAGGACGGCCTGAGGACCTGGTAGCTGTGCAGCTGGGAAAGCAGGCCGACATGGCCACAGCTTTCCAGATGGCTCAGGCCTTGATCAAGTCCCTCTCTGAGGCCTTTCTGATCCTGTCCGTCCGCCAGTCGGAGCGCACCACGGCCGAAGAGGTCCGTGCGGTCCAGCAGGAGGTGATGGAGCAGCTGTCTGGCATCATGGGCACCCTCACCACCGAGGTGGCCGTTCCCTTCCTGAAGCGACGGCTGTCGGTGCTCCAGCGCAAGGGCCAACTGCCTGTGCTGCCCAAGGGTCTCATGCTGCCCACCGTGGTGGCTGGCCTCGATGGCATCGGTCGTGGCCAGGATCGAGAGGCCCTACTCCGGGTGGCCACCACCATCCAGCAGGCTCTGGGTCCCGATGTCTTTGCCCGCAAGGTCAACGTCGACGAGTTCATCAAACGCCTGTTCACTTCAGACGGAATCGATCCCGTTGGCTTGATCATCTCCCAGGAAGACCAAGCAAAAGCCCAACAAGAAGCCCAAGCTGTCCAGATCCAGCAGTCCCTGGTCGACCAGGCCGGTCAGCTGGTCAAAGCCCCCATGATGGATCCCCGTGCCAACCCAGACGCGCCCGAGGCGCTCAGCAACCTCTCCTTCCCCGACGACACCACCCCCGCTGGAGCTCCAGCCCCTGGTGGCCTCCCCGGAGGACCCGGCTGAGCTCGCCCCCCAGACTGATCAAGAGTCCATCGAGCTGTCCATCCGTTCCACCACCCGCCCCATGGTGGGCAGGCCGACGGTCAAGAACAAGGTAGCCCGGCCCCTGATCGGGGCGAAATCCCTCGTCCGGACTCCCGGCCTCAACAATCTGCAGCTCGTTCTCTCCGAATCCACCAGCATCCCCAATTCATGAGCGTCACCTACGACGAGATCGAAGAATCCCAACGCCAGGCACGGGAGCAGCAAGCTCTCGAGACCGGCAACCGCCTCGCTGAGGAGGAAGCCCGCCAGGAGGAGGCCGTCTTCACCCGGGCCCGTGAGGCCCAGGAGCAGGAGGCCATGCAGCTTCCGGAGAAATACCGGGGCAAGACGGCCGCCGAAGTCTACCAGCTGCTCCAACGGGAGCGCGAATACGAAGCCAAGAAGGCCGCCGACGGGAAACCCCCCGAGGAGGGCCAGGAAGAGGCCTCTGAGGAGGCTCCTGAAGAATCCCCTGCTGAGGAGGAATCGGAGGCTGAGACGGCCCTTAAGGAGGCCTCTGAAGAGTTCTACAAGAACGAGGGCAAGCTCGGCGAGGCCACCGTTGCCAAGCTCGAGGCCCTGCCTAGTGCCGACCTGATCAAGGCGTGGCAGAAGCTGCAGTCACAGGCTGAGGTTCCGGCCCCCATCTCCGATGCCGAGGCCCAGGAGATCGTCACCTCGGTGGGTGGCCAGGAGGCCTACAACCAGGCCCTGGCTTGGGCAGCTGAGAACCTCTCCCCCGAGGATCGGGCGGCCTACGACCAGGTGATCACCTCCGGCAACAAGGCCGCCACACGGTTTGCCGTGGAGGCCCTCACGAACCGCTACAAGGCGGCTGTGGGCTTCGACGGTGAGGCCGTCTCCGGGGGCAGGACCAAGTCCTCCGGGGTCAAGCCCTACCGGTCTGAGGCCGAGCTGCGGCGCGACCTCTCCAACCCCCGCTATCAGCAGGATCCTGCCTTCCGCCTCGATGTGGAAGAGCGTCTCGCCAACTCCGGCGAGCTCCTCTGATTACGAGCCCAGTCCCCTGTGCGTCCTTGAGGCGTTTCACGGCTGGGCCTTCCGACACACTAGCTCAGCGGTAGAGCAGGCCCGTAACAGGGCTTGGTGGAAGGTTCGACCCCTTCGTGTGTCCTTGGGTGGCTCCCATTAACAGCCGAACGTTCGGTTGGACCCTCTGAGGAGGATAATCCATACCCGTTGACTTTTCACGCTTCATTTTTGACTGAGCTCAGTCGATCGGTTCACACCCCTTCGACTTCAATTCCGTGACTTTCACCGTAACCCAACCCGGCCGCGTCAATAAGGCCGGCGATCAACGCGCCCTCTACCTCAAGCTGTTCTCCGGCGAGGTGTATGAGGCTTTCCGCAACGCCACGATCTTCAAGGACACCGTCCTCAACAAGCAGATCTCCAACGGCCGCTCCCACCAGTTCATCCACACTGGGCGAATCACGGCAGCGTACCACACTCCCGGTACTGCCATCCTTGGTTCGGGTGATCCCCCGTCCGCCGAAACCACGATCGAACTGGACGACCTCCTGGTTGCCAGCGCCTTCGTGTACTCGCTGGATGAAGTGATCGCGCACTACGATGTGCGTGGCCCCATCGCCCGTCAGATCGGTCAATCACTGGCTGAGTTCTACGACCGTCGCATCGGCCGTACTCTGTCCCGTGCTGCCGGCCTGTCTGCCCCTGTGACCAACGAACCCGGTGGCTTCCGCATCAACATCGGTGCCAACCAGGAATACAACGCCCAGGCTTTGGTTGACGGCTTCTTCGAAGCTGCTGCCCGTCTGGATGAAGTTTCCGCTCCCAAAGACGGCCGCTTTGCTGTGCTGTCGCCGCGACAGTATTACGCCCTGGTCTCTCAAGTTGACACCAACATCCTCAACCGGGATTATGGTGGCAGGCAAGGTGATCTGAACACCGGCGAAGGCCTCTACAGCATCGCTGGCATCAACATCCGCCGCTCTAACAACGTGCCCTTCCTGGGTCGTTATGGCTCCCCCTCCGGTTCCGTCATTGAGACCGACACTGCTGGTGGTTCCGGCACTTACGGTGCCCGTAACACCTATGGTGTGGCCGCCGACTTCAACAACAGCTGTGGCCTGATCTACCATCGGGATGCTGCTGCTGTGCTCGAGGGCATCGGTCCCTCCATCCAGACCACCGGTGCCGACACCAAGATCATCTACCAGGGTGATGTGATCGTCGGCCGCCTTGCTCTGGGTGCTGGTCCGGTCCGCGTTTCTGTGGCCGGCGAGTTCCGCAACGTCGCCTGATTTCGTTTTTTTTTTACGGCCTGGGCTGATTCAAGCCTGGGCCTTTTTCTTCCTCTTGCGCCCAGAACGGCGCTCTCTTTTCCCACCATGACCACTCAGCTGCAAGCAGTCAACACGATGCTGACCGCTATTGGTCAAGCACCCATCACGGGCCTAGATCAAGCGAACCCCGAAATTGCCACCGCTATCCTGATCCTCAGCACCGTGCAGAGTGAGGTGCTGGGTGAAGGATGGAACTTCAACTCCGAGAAGGGCTACAAACTGCTGGCGGACGGTAACGGGAACCTTGTCGTTCCTCCTGGTATCCTCAACCTTTCCGTCAACCAGGAAGACAGTCAGTTCCGTGTGCGGGCCGTGCAGCGCAGCGGCAAGCTCTACGACACCCTCACCCACAGTTTCAACTGGGGAGCCGGTACAACGCTCAGTCTCGATGTGGTGTGGGACTACCTCTTCGAGGACATCCCGGCTGTCTTCCAAAATTACATCGTCCAACGTGCTGCCCGGGTCTTTGCTGGCCGCACCCTAGGATCTGACAAACTGGTTGCTTTTAATTCCCAGGACGAGCAGACCCTAAGGGCTGCATGTCTTGCCTATGATTGTACTACCGGT